CCAAGATTTGTTGTAATAATATTTTGAATTTCACCAACTTGTAAAACTCGAAGATTTAATATGTCAACTAATGCTCCTGTATTAACATTGCAGAAAGGATAAATTGGGAAACCATAAGCAGTAGTGTTTAATGGTAAAGTTAGATAAGCATAATTTATTGTGTACGTTAATCCTGTTGGTGTGCCAGTAGTAGTAACGATAGCAGCATTATTTTCTGTTGTTAGTGTAAATCCGGTTATAGCACCCACAGTTCCTGTTACAGAAGAAACAACATATTTTGTATCTGTGATATATCCTGTAATTGTTCCTGTACCACCAAGAGTACCAGTGATTATAACATGATCTCCAACAGCTAAAGTAGTAGCACTACAAGTAAACTGGCCAGCGGTGCCAGAAATAACAACAGCGCTTAATGTGCTTACACCACCTGAATGTCCACCAATCTCGTCAGTATAATAAAAAACTGTTTCTGTAGAGTTTACTGTTCCGATTGCGATATTAGCATTTATACCTGTAGAAATATTTGTTATCGTTGCATTTCCACTCAAGTTGCCTCTAGAGGTATATACTCTAGTGTATGTGTTAGGTAGTGCTCCAGATAAGTTAATAACTCCCATTTTCGTGTTACTAAAACTAAAAACATTAGCTGTTACAGGAGTTAATGAGTTAGCAGTGTTATTAAATGTTACTCCGGTAAATTTTTGTAAAAATGTATTGGAACTAGTGGCATTGGCTGTTAGCGTAGCATTCCCGCTTGCAGTGGCTGCAGCAGATAAGGTTATCACACTAGTATTAACAACAGATGCGATGGTTGTACTTGCAGGAATACCTACAATATTAGCAGTAATCGTTTGACCAGCAACAAGACCATAAGTGTTAGAAACAGTAGTGACTGTAGTGTTAGTATTCAACTGTCCGGTAAAAGATATGGATAACTGAGAATTAGAATAAGTTAATACTGTGGTAGAAACAAACACATTAGAATAAAGATTACTGTATCCCCAACCGCCATCGCCGCCAGGATTAAACTGTGTAATATCCCCATTAGCATTTTTATATGGTTCTAATTTAAATCTGACGATACCAGTAATATCTTCAATTTCTGATACTCTGGCTGTTCCTTGTTGACCAACGTTAGAACTCAAAGATACAATATCACCAACAGCAAAATTAACACCACCATTATCAACAATCAAACTACTTAAAGAACCGATTATAATAGGAACATTATCTAAATTATTATCTACCTTTAACAGTTCTCCGGTTTGAAAATTCTTTTCTGAAACATTTGTTATAAAAAATAAATCAACAACTTTAGATCCAGCCTTTCTACGAACAAGACGATCTATTACTGCTGTTGCACCTGAAGCTACGCCAGTGACTTGTTTACCTACATAACTTTGATTTCTTGTAGAATAAGATATTTCTAAATACTGAGGAACATTCCACGTACCATCTGATGATTTTATAATGTCTGCGCCCGGAAGATAAACTTCTATATCTTCAGCAAAAACTAATCGAAATAAAAGTTTTAGTGCGCGAATACTTCCCTTTGCTCTATAGAGATCGAGAATTTTTTTAACTGTTAGTTTTTTTTGAGCAACAGAGGTGTATTGTATACCCTGAAGATATGTAGCGTTGAAATGTACTAAAAATTCATCGAGAGTTGAATCGATTCTGTTATATTCTAATAAATTACGAGATTGACTAATCGGATTACCTGTTTGCTGCATCCACTCATAATAAGCTTCAACAAATGCAATTAAAGTCGGACCTGATTCATTATAGAATGCAGGAAACTGACTTCGAATAAGATTTGAAATAGTTTTTTCTGATGTGCTCATTACTGTCTTACTATCTGTACTGATACCGCAATTTCATCATCGGGAATTTCAAAAATTACATTTTGCGTTGTAGCATTATCTTTATTTTTCGGAGTTACATAAAAACGAATGGAATCACCGGAAAAACTTGGAGTGTAGAAATTAGTTAAATTAATTATACCAGTAGCGTAATCTACTGTTCCTACACCTCTACTAGCAACGACATTGTGTGTTTTATTGCCATTAGTCTTTTCCTGAATAATATGAAGATTTCCATTACCATCATCCTCTATGCTAACAGATTGTCCTTCATATAGGAATCTGGTAGATGTTACCGCATGTAAATCTGATGCTTCATGAGGTCGGACAGATGTCTGAGCATCATTCAAAGCTGATGGGGGAAGATTAGAATTAATCGCCATATCAAATTTTAATTGATAATTTTGTTTACCTGCACTTAATTTAGGAACTAACTTTTTCATTAATCTATAATCAGTTTCATTGCTTACAATAGTAGATTGAGCATTATCGATTGCAAGAACTAATTTCGAATACAATAAAGTTGATTTAAAGTTTCCAAGATTAGTTCTACTATATTGACGAATAGCTGAAGTAACGAAACCAGAAATATCTGCAGGCTGTAGTGTTGTCCGATTAACGTTATATTTTACATTAGTGGTAACACTCGCGAAAGTATATTCTGGTTCGAGAAATGAAGGTATAATAGTCAATGGTGCCCGAGTCTTCAAAAAATCTGTGTACTCGCTAATTTTACTTTCAGGAACAGCTTCAAAATTAAAAAGTTTCATAGAAATTAATACTTTACCATATTGAGGAGGAGTTACTGTTTCTCCGCCATAAACTGATAAAGCTTGGATTTCCGGATATGTTCCTCTTAACAAGGTTTCATAATCTGTAGTTGTAACTGCTCTTTCCTGAGTAGAATAATATCTAGGAGCATTAAAACGAATAGACTCGATATCTTCTGAAATATTTCCTCCCTTGGCAGCAGTTACTGTGGCTACATTAACTGTTCCGCCTCCTATAGTTCCATCAGGAGTAAACACAGAAATACCATTAGGAAGCTGGCCATTAGTGATAAGATAGGTAGCAGAAATTAAGGAATTGTCTAGAGGTTTACGACCTACAACATTATCACCAAAAATTAATTGATATTGATTGTTGTCTGATCCCTGTAAGAAATACACTGGTGTGGTTTGTTTAATATCTAAAAGACTGGTGGATAAAAGATAACTAATAACGTTAGCACCACCATTTTCAACACTCACCACCTTTAAAGAATTAGTATCAATAGTGGGGTTTGATAATATGAACTTTTGTTCGCCATTTGCATTTGGCTGCACTACAAAGGTATCCGTTACTGATGTTCCTTCGAAAATTGCAACGTTATTAGCATAAAATAATCCATTCGCGCTTGCACTAACCACAATATTTGTGTTTGTAGAGAATGTATAAGAATTAGATCCAGCTTTACCTGTAAACGAAGTTCCTGCAGGAATCGTTAATAGAGCTGGATTATTTGGCACATTAGCGACGGTAATGTTGACATTAGCATAAGAAGAACGGAATGATCTTGGGGTGTAGTTAAGCTCAACAGCCTTTAGGACCACTGATTCTCTAAGCTGGGCTGTGTCGATAAACATTTCAGAACCTATCATATTCAAGTAAAAGGCATTTAGATAGGTGTTGTATGAAAGTAGATCTAAAATAACATTAAGATTACTAGCCTCAAAGTTGTAATCTCTGAACTGACTTTGAGAAGATAAGTAAGTTTTTAAACTACTCTTATAATCAGCAAAATCTAAACTTGTTAATGAAATACTAGAATTGGCCATGTTTATCTTACTCTATAAAGTAATGTTGTTAAGGTAACAGGAACACTACTATTTACTATATAAAACTCAACAGTTACTGCGTAAGCATTTTGTTTTTCGAAGGGAGTAGCTACCACATCGATAATTCTAACTCTAGGTTCATAATTTTCGATTGACATTTTGATTTCATTCTCTATACTAGAAGCAGTAAAAGAACTCATCGGTTCGAACAGGTATTTCCTTAAATTACAGCCAAAATTAGGATTAAATGGTCTCTCATATTTGTTTGTTAATATTAGATTAACTATAGCCTGTTTAACAGAGTCTTCATTTCTCCTAATGACAAGATCATGTAATTCTGGATGCACCGAGAAACTTGTGAACATGTCGCCAAACAGGTCTCTTTGAGCCTGCACAGGAGTAAATTTTTCTTCTCTAAAAGTTGACATTGGCTCTTTTAACTATAGTTAGGGTGGGGGGACTGCAGGAACAATTATATCATCTTCTGACATACTACTTATTGAGCTTTGTAATATTGCTAATTTTCCATCAAGACCGTTAATAAACGCTTCTGGACTAGAAGTGTCTATAAGCTGTCCACTAAAGTTTGCGCTGCTTAACCCAACAATAAGATTTTGTGTTAGAGCTACTTGACTCAAAATAGGATTTATTCTTGCATCAACTTGTGCTTTAAGGGTTGACAGTGTTTCTGTTCCTATTGTAAGAGCACAAGCTTCTAATTTTTCTGGAATATTACTGATAGAATCTATCAACTTAGCCAATTCTTTTGAAAGTATGATTATTTCTTGTGCTTGTCGAATATAAGCTTGCAACTGTAAAAAGGCATCCCCCATAATCAATTTACCGAGGTATTTTACTATTTTGTCTGGAGTAGGAATAGGTAAATTTAATAGAGGAAACTGATTTTTAGCAATGTCAATTTGATCGTTAATTTTTTCATTTATTACATTAATAATAGCATCTTTGTGTTTATCTACTATAAGTTTTAAGGCTTGACAGTCAGCTGTGCTGTTTATCTGTCTTACCATATCGGTAATTCCTGCTACAGTTGTATCCATAATTTAATCCTCTACCTTATAGTAAATTCGATGGTGGGTTTATATCAGTAATAATACCATGCACAACAGTTATTGTTTTGTCTAAAACGTGAAAAGCACCAGATGCGCCGAGGGTACTTCCAATAGAAGCTTCCGTAAACAGACCACCACCTAGAATTTGCACACCACCTGGAGCCTTTAGAACAATGCTATTATTGGATGTCAATCTAAGAGTTTTTTCTGCAGTAATGTTGCAATCACCCACTACTGTTATATTACACTGTCCACCAACAGTTACATTTTTATCTTCAACAACAATTTCAAAACCTTCACCAACAATTTTAGATACTTGGCGACCCTTTTCATTAATTTCAAAATATGTACCAGATTTATGACGAACACGAATTCTTTCATTGTTTGGAGTATCATCGAATTCAACAACATGCCCAGACTGAGTTTGAACCACATTATTATAGGGGTAATCGGCTTTGTATGCAGATGGTGGCTCATTACCAAAAATATCATTAGGAATAGTATTATTGCCTCTGGCTAGAGCAGGAACATCATTAGTGTTTTGGGTTCCATCAGGAATTTTAGCATAAGTTCCCCAGATCATGGGTAACTGTTTTTCTTGCCCATCTAAATAGAACCCGAATACATGGGAACCAACAAGAAGTCCTACTGGTGCTGTTCCTACTTGATTAAGGCTTGCTGAGGTAATGGGGATAATTGGTGTTGCCCAAGGCAAATCGTCGACAGAAATTGCCTCATCGTCTGTTTCATTAATTACTCTCACTTTAACTCTACCTAGATATTTAGGGTCTTTTAGGTCAGCTACTATGCCGACAAACCAACGCAGACCCTCTTCTCCCATTCGCTTAGTTGTCATTATATTGTATCCTCATAAGAACCTTTAATTAATTCAATAGACATAGTGTGAGATCTTTGCAGTCCACTTAAATTTTTAACAATATGCCTCAACTTAGAAATAAGATAATTTCCTTGCAATAATCTATCTTTTCCGCCACCAGCAGTTCCTCCATCAGTAGAAGGAACATCAATAGTTATAACATCTCCAACAGTTATTTCTGTGTCTCCATTAATATGAGCATAAAACAAATTTTGATCTAATTTATTAACATATGAATGTTTCGCGCCCAAAGAGCCGCCGATATAGTTTTCTTGAAACTCACTAGAATACGGGACCAACAATGAAATGGCAGGAGTTTTTCCATATCTATCTTCGAAAGAACTTGTGTTTATTGGTGTAGCAGTTTTCGAAGAAAACTTAAACTTAGACTGCTGTTCTTTGTTAACATAACTAGAAACTTCAACTGTACCAGTTAAAAGATCGAATCTTTTTACTCTCATATTTAAACTACCAGAAGTCATTTTCGTAGTATTATCTGCCAATGAAATATTGTTAAGTGCAATAATATTTCTATATGACAAATTTCTTACATTAGTATTATTAGGTGTATCAAGAACAAACCGTTTGTCATTAATTTTTTCTTGACTGCTACCACTATCTAAAAGATATTCTATAGTACAAAAATTAAATCCTCTTTTGTTTTCAAAAAACACATAAGATGATGACTCGTATTTTTTAGAAACTGCTCTTTTTCTATGAAAATCTATAGCTTGAAATGGTCTTAACCGGCTGATTAAGGTATCTTCATTCCCCTTTGTTGGATCATTAATTATAACTTGCTTTTTAGTTTTCAAATGATTTTTACATACCATTGATATTAAATCACTGATGTTACCTTTTTGTTTTTCATTTATAAGCTTACTAGCATTTGTAGCAAACTCTTGGCTTATCGCTTCAATAACATAAAGTTTACCTTTAAGTTGTGTTTGATATGAACATGAACCTACAGAATTAACGTTAAAGGTATACTTTACTGATGCGTTTTCTAAACCAGGAGTATAAAACTCAACTTCAATTTTTTCTTCACAAATTATTGGAAATGTACTAGCGATATCGTTCGCATCAGCAATAATAAATTCAGCACGAATAACTGGAAATTTAATATCTTCATACACACTAAATTCCACAACTTGTGGAGTAATGTCAATAGAAGATTTACTATCATCTAACTTTGACAGTTTTAATGACTTAATAATTACTGAATTGTCTACTACTGTTTGTGACATTTTTTGACTACGTTGATAATAATGTTTTAAGTTCTGTGGTAGCTTGTTCTGCTAGTCTATTATTGAGTAATTGAATTTGTTTCTTTTCAGCATTTAGTTCGGACTCATAATCATAAGCAGTAACAGCAGTCCAATAAACTAATTCGTTTGCAGGTATACTTTGACTCAAGGTCGTTACTGCTGTAACAGTACCAGAGGCTCCAGAGGCTAATCCAGTTATAACCCCAGTTACCGCAGTTCCAACTATGTTTTTGATGACTAAAACATTTTCAGATGCTGTTTCTACAGAGGCGAAAACTACATTACTTTGAGAAACTAATTCACCCACAGTAAATGACGCATCAGTTACAGTTGCTGGAGTAGAGTCGACAATAATGTCATATACATTTCCTGATTTAGTTTCAGTAGTTAAATTAAAATTATCCTCAGTCAATAGATTAAAAGAAGCATTAGCAATAGTTAATTGCTGAACTTTATTAGTTGTTACAATCCAATCTTCCTTTTTACGAACATAAGCTATAATAGTATTGTTTTCATTTATTTCTGGTGCCCAGTATTTTTGTCTACCCACACCAAGAGCAGCATAAGCAGCTGTGCTTATACGAGAATCATCGCCTCTCCAATTTGTTCTAAAAAACAATATGGTATTTTTAGCATTAAGGATGCTATTATATTTGTTTGCAATTAATTGATTTAATTCTTGTTCTGCTACTGGAAAATCATAATAAGGATCAATAATAGAATTGGCTAATCCAACTAACCAAAAGTAATCTGGATTTCCGTAATAGTTATGTGCTAAATTATCAAGTCGTTCACCCTCTTTAACCGAATAAGGATAATATGCTTGATTATTTTTTAATCCTAACTTTGACATCTTAACACGTGCTAATAGATTAACGGCAGGGGTGCCATTATAATCTATTATAGGAAATTTTC